ATTCTCTCGCTCGTCAATAGAAACCTGCCCTTCGGCTCGTCTCGCCCCGCCGCTTTCATCGGTCAAATCGTCAACGACTGCACCGTTGAAGCCGCTTTGAGCGAGAGTTCCAATCCGCTCGGCAATCTTCTTCCGAAGAAGTTCCGTCTTGCGAATGATTTCCAGCTTGTACTGCTCAAGCTCTTTGATAGCTCGGTCAATGTCCTTCTCGGACAGTCTGATACGAATAACCTTCTTACCCACTGACACTCACCTTGCTTATCGCCAGCGACACCACATTCAGGCTCTTAGCAACCTTCTTCACGATGTAGTCATGAGGGGTGATGATTTCACCCTTCTTGTTCACCGCAAGAGAGCCGTTCTCGTCCAGTTGTGGCGTGAGGTCAACCCAAAGCACCGCATATTCATCAATCGGGGGAGCGTCACTGTCCATGACAATCACTTTGTCGTAGGACTCGTTCTCCCCGAACTGACGGGTCTGCGTTTCGCCTTTCGCCGCCGAAATGTTGGCGTAGAACTCTGTGGGCTTACCGTGCTGGACATCATACTCGCCGGTCACATTGCCATACTCGTCTGTAATAGGGGTCTTGCCCTCATACAGCGCATAGAAGAACTTGGTTTTGTTCCTGCTCATACACTTCATCAAACCACCCCGCAGTGCGGAATGACCGCTTTCAGCATGGAAGCAGGGACATCACCGTTTTCGTAGGTTCTCGACACACCATTCTCGGTGTGAGAGGTCTGCCCCTCAGCTCCTCGTTTGTTCAGCATGTACGCCGCAATCTCCACTTGGAGGTGTGCGTACTGCGCCGGGACTTCGGTTATGTCGTTCTGGTAGGGATAGGCTTTCGCAATAATCTTGCTTCCCGCAAAACTGAGGTAGGTGAGCAACACATCGTCAGAGTCAGAACTTCCTACCATGGCCTTGAGAGCGGTCAGCTTTTCTTCCTGCGTCATGTTGCTCACCTCCTTTCAGCTTAGGAAATCTCGTAGAATCCCTCGGTCTTGGGGTTGGTGTCGGGAGTGCCAACCACATAGCCGTTGCCGACCTTCTTGTAGTAGACCTTGTCGGGGGTCACGGTGGTATCGGCGGTGAGGGTGGCAGTACCCTTGTGAATCTTCACAGCCTTGGTCTCGTCAGTCAGAGCCGCAAGGTAGTACTTACGGGAGAAGATGGTGTTCTTACGAACATTGGCGTCCCCGGAGTCACGAGGGGGCTGTTCAACCTCAGTACCCTTCTTGTTGAACAGGGTGACGGCTTCACGGGTGGCGATAATAATATCGCCGGGGGTTGCGTCCTTCTTGGTGTACAGGTTCACACCGGCAACAGTGCCGACATAGCCGCTCACAGCGAACTTCTCGACATACTGCAAGGTGTCTTTCAGAGCCTTGCGGATGTCAGCCATGTCAGCCGCACAGACAAAGGCGAAGATGGACACGCCCTCAAGGTTCTCAAGGTTCAGAACGCTCTGAGCGTCAGCGAAGCAGTCAAAATTGAAGCCGCTGGTAACAACCACCTGCGTGGCCTTCTTGAACTCGCCGTAGATGTCGGCATTGACAGTGTTGAACATGTCAGTACCCATGTGACGAACGCCGACAGGCACCAGCATGGGGTCGGTCATGGCCTGTTCGTCATAGTACTCGAAGCGGTTCTGCGCCAGCAGAATCTTGTACTCCTCCGGGGTGTAGCTCACCTCGATGGACTTGGTGTTGCCACTGCCCATTTCCAGCTTCTCAGTGCCATCGGTGGCCTTGTAGACATTGATTTTGCGGGTCATACCGGCCTGTCCCTCAAGGCTGTTGTCCACCGTGCAGAACTGTTGCAGGTTCAGGTGGGAGTTGTACTGGTCTTCAATCTCGTTGGAGAGATAGAAGTTATCGTAAATCTTGTGTGCCATTATTCTTTACCTCCATAAAGTTCTTTGTATTCCTCCGGGTGTTCCTCGGAGAACTTGTGACGCTCCATCGGGTCGAGCTTACGGAACTTTTCGAGCGTCATGGTCTTGGAATCCCCATCGGGGGTAGGTTTCGGTGTATTCTTGAGAGCTTCCGCACGAACCTTCTTCTCAAAGGAAGTCAAGTGCTTCTGCTGATTGGCAAAGACCTTCTCGGAATCACCATCAGCCATAGCCTCAGCCGTTTCATCGGCGAGAGATTCATCGTAGCCGAGAGCGACCAGCTTCGCCTTGTTCTTGGCGATAATAGACTCACGCAGGAGCTTGTCGTACTTGTTTTGAAGCTCCTCACGCTCCTCCTGTTCCTTCTGCTTCTTCTGCTCGTCCTCGGTCATTTTCTCTCTGAGCTGTTTCTTATAGCCAGCGGCTTCGCTATTGCTCTTGGACAGAGCGTTTTTCAGACGCTCAATCTCAGCGGAATTGTCTTCCGGGACATTCACCTTTTCCAGAGCGGCTTCGACCTCCTCAAAGGTCATACCCTCCTTGTAAGCGTCCCCAAGCACTTCTTTAAGGTTCATTGTGTTTTCCTCCTTGCGTTTCATAGGTAGTTCACTCTACACGGATTTCTGTTTGAAGGGTTGTCTCCCTGTTGCGTTTTAAGGTGTTCCCTCACCATAACCAAGCGGAAAACCGCTTTAATTATTCGTCTTCGTCAGAACCGTTCGGATTTCCCGAACCATCGGTGTTGTTCTGAGCCGTCTTCTGCTGTTGCGCCAGCTTCTCTTGCTGTTCCTCGTAATACTTCATACTCAGGGTGTATGCTCTCTCCGGGTCAACGAACAAGCCGCTATGCTGGAACGCCAGAAGGGGGTGAATCTTCGGCTGTTGGAGCATGGACACCAGAACTTGCGATTTGCTCTGGATGTTCTCGTAGTTGCGTCTGGTGAACTGCAACTCGATGTCTTTCAACCGCAGGTTGATGTTCTCGGACAGGTCACGGCAGATACGAAGAACCAGCTTGAGCATTTTCTTCTCTGCCTTTTTGAACATGTGTTCACTGTCCTTGGCTCTCGCTTCCGCAAGAGACCAGCCGTCTCGCAGGAGTACCGCCGCCCCCGTGTCAGAGGTAGAAGTACCGCCGTTGCGGTTCGGCATACCACAGATAGTGAGAACAGCGTTGTACAAATCGTCCTTGAGCGTCTGTGTCTGACCCTGATTGAGTTCCTTCACCACAAGGTCAACATCAATGTTCCCGCCGTTGTCGTTGGGCGGCACAAGGATTGCGCCCTCCTTAAGGAACTCCTTGAACTTCTCCTTGTCGATGTGGCAACCGATGAACTTCCAGAACGCTTGAATGAACTGTTCCACGCCGTCCATGCGGTTGGACTCCGCATTGTTGATTGCGTCCAGCAGGGGAAGAACAATCTCGAAAGAGCCGAGCCGAGCATTGTTCGCCGGGTACTCGAAAATGGGAATCATGTCCAGCGCATGGGACTTGGACTCGGCCTTGTTGATGATGTCTCCGTCAATCAACCAGTAGTAGTTCTCGGTGTAGACCGAGTAGTGCGTGACCTCGTTCTCGTCCTTGCTGTACTTCACTGCCATCAGGGGCTTATTCCCGATTTCATTGGAGTACACAACGAAGGTGTCACGGGGGTCAAGGGTGTACATTTCAAACGGGGACTCGTCTTCCTCGTTGGGTTCATCGGGCAGAACCAGACGATAAGCGGTTCCGCAAATCATCTGCCACTCCACAATCTCTTGGTCTTGCGTGGCCTTATCCTCAGCGAACATCAGCTCGTTCAGGGCGGTAATGCCCTTGGTGACGCTCTCCTCGGTGCTTCTACCGATGTACTGAATCGGCTCACCGCACAGGTAGCCGACCTTGAAGGAGACAATCTCGTTTGCCCGGTTCTCCACAATCTTGTTGCAGATTTCAGGACGGACATCCTTTTTCCGATTCAAAATCGGCTGTTTGCCCTTGTAGTAGTTCCACAGGTAATCAATCTCGCTTCGGTTGAAAGCGTGGTCGCTGAGAGCTTTCTGCAAGACCTCGACCACATTCCCGTCCGTGATTTCCTTCACGCTGGATTTGATAACCCGTCTGCCACTCATTTGCCGAGTCTCGCTCATGGGCTTGGAAGTGTCGATTTCGTTTCCCAAGACTGTCCCTCCTCTCCTCAGAAATTGAAAATGGCGCATGACTGTTTGAGCTTTTCGCTCTCGCAATCATGCGCCACATCTATGCCATAATTATTCGTGTATATTATAGCATTTCGGTTCGTAAAAGTCAAGTTCTAATTCTTGTTTTAGGAATTAAATGTTGAAAACCATGTGGAAATTGTGAATTACCACGGACGCTTGAAGACCTCAACAGTCTGACCACCCAAACTCTGAGCATACTCAGCCAGCATTGCCATGCCATCGGGGACATCATCGTGTTTGTTCTTACCCGCCATCGTGTAAGAGCAGAGCATGTCCATCATCTTGCCGTAATCAGATTTGCGCTGGTACAGGGAAGCGTCTTTGAACAGGCAATGCTCTTTGACCCATGCGCTGTTCACGATGATTTTCGTTTCCTTGTTGGCAGTGGTGAACTTGGTGGTGATGTGGGTGATACCGCCCTTTTTCTTCACTTCCTCCTGAATCTTCTCGGCAACCCGCCGACCTGCGGAATTGGACTCGAAGCGGCAGGACTTCACCTTGTCCCGGACGAGGATTTCCGTCAGCCGTGCGTCCACGATGTTGGGCAGACCGTTATCACAGACGCAATCGTCAATGTAGTAGTCCTGCCCATACACATAGGCCACCGGGAGGAAAGCGTAGTCTGCGCCCTTATCCTTGGTGTCGCAGATACCGATGATTGCGTCAGGTTCTTCCTTCGGAAGCTCGAAGTACCGGCGAAGCTCGTCCTCGGAGTAGACAAGACCCTCTCGCTCAATCGGCTCGTTCATATACAACGCTCGCCAGCTCACATCGTCCATGATGTTTCTCTGCTCACGGTAGAAACTGGTGCTGAACCCGACACCGTAGGCATAATCGAAATTGGACTCGTCATTCTCGTCCAGAGCGGGAATGACGATGAACTTTGCCCTATCGCTGTCGATATACTCCCGTTCGAGCCGCCCAATGACATCGTGAACAGACCACCGGGTCGCAATGTGAAGCTCTTTGCAGTTATGTCCGATTTTACGCTGTCTCAAGTCCGTGGTGTAAGTCTCCCACAGTTTGTCCAGCCGCTCCTTCGACAACGCCACCTCGATACCAGACACCAAGTCATCACAATAGAGCAGGGTGGCGGCACGATACAGACCAGCGTTGCCGGTTCCGATGGAGGTGAACTCCAAGGTCTCAAAACGCTGTCGCTTGTCGAGGTCGATACGGCAATCCTTGGCGTTGGTGTTGGACACCTTCACATCGGGGAAGACATCCTGCCAGAGATAATCGCCGTTCTTGTCCATAATGCGCAGACATTCATCATACACGCCCCGCACGAACGAGTTGGAGTGGGAGCCGGTCAGCATGGGTTTGTTGGGAATCTTGCCGCCGAGCCATGTGAGGTAGAAGATTGCCAAGGTGGTCTTACCGCTACCGGGAGGAAGGGAGACCGCCAGCAAGTCCAGCTTATCGTCTGCCAGCTCTTGCAGAGCGTCCACCACCTGCTTCAAGACCTTACGCCGGGGAGGGTAGAACTTCTTGTCAGGCTCCCGGTTCCACTCCACATAGAGTAGGTAGCAGTCAAAATCGTAGGGGGCGGCAGTGAAACACACTCGCTTGTGCAGGTCGTAAATCAACACGACCTGCTCCCCGGAGATAGACCTGTCGTGCATGGCTCGTTCGCACTCAGCGGAGAGGAGCTTCAAATACTCCACACCGAGACCCACATCGGTCTTCATGGCTTCCCGGCACATGAAGTACAGGTCTTCCATGGGCTGATAGGCATGAGCCGCCTTTGCCTTTTTGTAAATCGTCTCAAGTAGATTTCGCATAGATACCTCCGTAAAGAAAAATGGCGCATGACTGTTTGAGCTTTTCGCTCTCGCAATCATGCGCCATTCAATAATCTCGATTATACTTTCCCGTCAATGATGGATTGGAGCTTTGTCCCAAGCTCAAGCCACTTCGGGTGAACTTTGTTCCCGATGAACCCGCTGTTCTCGATGTGACAGCTATACCGCTCACCGTTCTTCGTGAAGATTTGCATGAAAAACCCTTCGCCCTCGTTGTAGTAGGTGGTCTGAGATTTCGACCCCGCCGAAGCCGCTCCAACGACAGCCCCAACGCCACCTGCGATAGCCCC